CTGGCGCCGTGCTAATCCTTGGAGCGTACCTTATTGGGCGGCGCTTGAGGAATCGTACACCCGAGCAATGAGAAACAAGGGGCGTGAATTTAAGGCTGGCCGTATAACATATTTGTACGATGGCCTGCACCTATGGTATGCCCTACCATCTGGCCGCATTTTGTGCTACCCCTATGCCAAATTGGAATCGGAGGGCGTCAGTTATGCCAAGGCGGCATGGAAGCCCGCGCAAGATGCAAAAGAATGGCCGCGTGCCCGCCTTTGGAAAGGCTTGGCATGTGAAAATGTGACTCAGGCGGTCGCCAATGATCTACTTAGACATTCCCTTAGACAACTTGATGATGTCGTGCTTCATGTGCATGACGAAATTGTTGTCGAGACTGCCGACCCCGATGCAGCAGAAAAATTAAAACGTGTGATGTGTACAGCGCCAGCATGGGCAGATGGCCTGCCCTTGAACGCTGAAGTTGAAACTATGAAAAGGTATGGCAAATGAACTTTCTTGAATTTTTAATTTCTTTAGCGCCCGAGGGTGAGACTGCTTTGGTCGTGCGCCAAAAGCCCATGCTCAAAGATGGCGAGATGCAATTCCATGCAGACGGCGCAATCAAATGCACATGGCCCGCCATGCTGCCAACGGCCAACATCAAAAAAGACTGGGCGATCTACGGCAACACCGCCAGCTTTATCATCGACCGATTTAAAGACGGCCACCCAAGTGCTGGCGTGGCGTGTTGCGAGTATGTGCTTGTCATGGTGCTGGACGACGTGGGCACCAAGGCCAAGGTCCCACCCATCGAGCCGACATGGAAAATTGAGACGTCGCCGGGTTCCTTCCAGTGGGGCTATGCATTCTCAGAGCAGCCCACCAAGGCCGACTTCGCGGCGGCCATCAAGTCCATTGCCGACGCCGGTTACACCGATAAGGGCGCCATCAACGCCGTGCGTAACTTCCGCCTGCCCGGCTCAATCAACTTGAAGCCAGGTCGTGAAAACTTCGCCGCCAAGTTGGTGGAATTCCACCCCGAACGTGACTTCACCCTTGAGCAGATCTGCACCGCCTTGGACGTGGTGCCCGCGCCTGCCGACTCTATCGGCGTGCGCCCGATTCGATTGTCAGACGACGGCGCTGACGACGTCATGGCGTGGCTGTCCGGCCAAGGGCTGCTATTGTCCAAGCCCAATCAAGAAGGCTGGGCTGGCGTGATCTGCCCCAATTCAGCCAACCACACCGACGGCAACCCCGAGGGCCGCTACATGCCGGCCAACCGCGCCTACTGCTGCCTGCACAGTCACTGCCTTGAACTTGACTCGACCGTGTTTCTCAAGTGGGTGTCCGACAATGGTGGCCCCAAGCATGCGCCGGGCCTGCGCGAAGAATTGCTGACAATGGCCATGGACCAGGCGCTGGCCAAGTTGACGCCGTCCGACATGTTCACCGATGACGCGTCCGCCGTGATCGCCGAGGTCGAGCGCAAAGAGTTGGGCCGTGTCGAGAAGGCGCAGTGGTATGAGCGCTTTGCGTACATTCAGGACGACGAATCCTACTTTGACATGCAAGATCGCCGCGAGATCTCCCGCCAGACCTTTAATGCTTTGTTCCGTCACATCCCCTGCAAGTCGATCCATGGCAAAAACCCCAAGGTCGAGGCGTCCGTGTGCTTTGATGAGAACCGCCAGACCATGGGCGCCAAGGCCCTTGTCGGCATCACCTACGCCGCAGGCGAGTCGGTCATTGTGGCCCGTGACGGTGACCTTTACGGCAACCGCTGGCGCGATGCCCGGCCAACCGTGGCCGCTGGTGACGTGGGGCCTTGGATGGATCACTGCAAAACACTGGTGCCCGACGCCCGTGAGTTGGACCACATCCTGAACGTGATGGCCTTCAAACTGCAACACCCCAACATTAAAATCAATCACGCTGTGCTGCATGGCGGTGACCAGGGGTCCGGCAAAGATACCATGTGGGCGCCGTTCATTTGGGCCGTGTGTGGCCCGCACCTTAAAAACCGTGGCCTGCTGGACAACGACACAATGAGCAGCCAATTTGGCTATGCCCTCGAGTCCGAGATCCTGATCTTGAATGAGTTGAAAGAACCCGACGCGAAGGAAAGAAGGGCCTTAGCAAATAAACTGAAGCCCATCATCGCCGCGCCCCCTGAGATGCTGACCGTGAACCGCAAGGGCCTGCACCCCTATCAAATGGCCAACCGCGTGTTTGTGCTGGCATTCTCAAATGACCCCGTGCCGATTAGCTTAGATTCTCAAGACCGCCGCTGGATGTGCATCTGGTCCCATGCCCCGCGCATGGCCGCCGACGCCGCCGCCAAAATGTGGGCGTGGTACAAAACCGGCGGGTTCGCCGCCGTGGGCGCGTGGCTGCAGGCCCGCGACGTGTCCGCCTTTAATCCTGGCGCTGCGCCCATGATGACCGAATTTAAGCTAAACCTTGTCGAGCATGGTATGAGCATGGCCGAGTCCTACCTTGTCGAATTGATGCGCGGACGTTTGGGCGAGTTTTCTAAGGGCGTGGTGGCGTCCCCCTTCCATGCACTGTGTGACCGCGTGGCTGGCGCTGCGCCTAGTGGCGTGAAGGTCCCCCAGCCTGCGCTATTGCATGCCCTGAAAGAAGCTGGCTGGGTCGACCTTGGCCGCGTGGCCTCGGGTGATTTCCAAAGTAAAAAACACCTATTTTGCGCGCCTGACATGGCCAACATGAGCAAATCGGACCTTCGCCGCATGGTCGAGGATCTACCGGCCCCCATGGCCGTGCGCCTTGTGAAGTGATAAAAAAAGGCCCCTAGTGATAGGGGCCTTAAAGGTTTGGCAACCGCTACAGGTCGAGGAGAACGGCCAGCAGCGCGCCCAGTATAAGCGCGATTAGTAGGACCATGCTAGTAGGCCCTCTGCATCGCTTCCATGGCGCCGCGCTCCATTAGGCGCCGGGCCTCGGGCCCCTCCGCCAGCGCCATGCGGTATTCATGCTCAGATACCCGGCCCAGCTCATGCCGATAACCTAGGTCGACGTAGTAATGGTCCGTATAGGTCAATGGCCGCATGGGCGCGATTATCTCGCGCATGAGCGGGTGCAAATTATCCTTCGTTTTCATATATATCCCCTTCGGTGTAAGTGGCGGCTGGCGCCGTGTTTAGATTCTCATAAAACCCGGTCAACGTGTTCCCGGTGCCATAGGGTGCGCCCTTAGCCGTCGGAAAGCTGCGCCCGCTGCTATTTAAACCGTAGTACATGGCCACATAATCGGCCGTGCTCATGCCGTCCCAATAATTAGGAAAACGGCGCAGCTCCGCGCCCTTACTTTTTACGGTCCTATGCTTGCCGGTGCACTTGGCGTGCTCCGCGAAAATGTCGCGCGCGTCATTTACTTTGTAGGCCGTCCGGCCAATGGTTACATGTTGCATGGTTAACAATCCCAGTCTTCGGTTGATAATTTGATGTTGCAAAAGTCTTTATCGTGCTTGTTGACGTGTTCGCGCATGACGCGCGCCAGCTTGTCGATTAGGACCCGGTCCACAATCCCGGCATGGGTGAACGTCGCGAAGGGCTGCGCGTCAATCCCGGCCAGCTCGAACGCGTTACCGTAGTGAAACGTCATTTTCACGTTTTGTATATATTTCATGTTTTTTTGATCCTATAGTCAGAAGGTTTAAAATCGGCCATGTGGCCATGCTCTACGGCGTGGGCCAAATCGGCCAGCAAATCGGCCAAATCGGCCGCCGCCGCGTCGCGCGTGTCGAATTGATCCCCGGCGCTTTCCCAGCCGTGCAGCATGCGGGTTTGTATCTCATATGTCATACGGTCCCCTTAAATAGTGCAGCAGCCACAACACGGCGCATCGATGCACCGGCCGCGTGGGTTCCGGTGGAATACGCTGGCGCCGTGTTCACCGTAGAAAATGACGCGGGTATCGCCGGGTTCTTCCAGCCATGCCCGGCGCGCGACAGTGTCAAATTTAATATCATCGCCCGGGTTTATCCGGGCGCCGGACCGGCTGCAATAGCCGGGGAATTTTGCGCGCATGCTTTTAATGGTCATTTGTGGCCCCTTTATCAAAAAATGTAAACATATCGCACGCGCTGCAATACGCGCGCCACTGGCCGCGCTTTGGCGGGTTTTCCACCGGTTCCGGCTGGCCAGCCAGTGGCCGGCTGCACATGAAACAAGGGACCGGCTGGCCGGCTGGAATAATAGGGAATAATTTATTCATGCTGCTACCCCTATGGAAATAACCCGGCGCTTATGACCGGCCGCATGGTCCGCAATAACGATATCGCGCGCTTGCTTGCTTGTCCCGGCGCATAATAAACATGTGGCGCATGTGGCGCGCTTGCCACCTTCGGCGCTGGCCGGGCACGTCGTTTCCCCGGCTTGCTTGTCAATGCCGATTGAAACCCTAAAAACCCGCATGCCTAATAAATTGGCATGCGCCGCGTCGTCGATAGAATCGGCGCTGGCCATGAGCAAGGGCGCCCATGCTGCATGGTCAAAATTTGGGTTTTTCCATGCATGCGAATAGCCAGAATGTCCGGCCACATATCGCACCAAAGCGCGCCAGTATTTGACCGGCGCAGCGAACGGGTCCCCATAAGTTCCGATTCTCAAGAGTAAACCGGCCACGGCGCGCGCGATAGTGTCAGTGTCGGCGCGCTCATACCGGCCGCGCTTGTATGCTTCGTAAACCGACCGGACCGAACGGCCCACATTTACATAGCATGGCGCCGCGCCAGTATCTTTGGCCAAAATCGGTCGGTGCTCACAATCGCCGCATATTGCATAATCGGCGCCAGAATGAAGCGCAGCCACCGGCGCGATATCCGACCGAATAATAAAAGTTTGGACCATGGCGCCGGTTTTGGCATTGTCGGATCCGTCGATTTTGTTGACGATAACGACAATCGGCGAACCGTCGATCATAGAAGGGCCTTCGTACAAAATATATCCTAGGGGTTTTTTCATGGTCGGCCCCTTATTTTGTGAGAATGTCAAAATAGGCCAGCGCGCCGATTGTCAACGCAGCCGCGATGATGATCACGGCCAGTAGATCTAAAAATAATGCTTTTTTCATGTTGTTTTGCCTTTAGTTTATTAAATGAAGGCCAGCGCGAAGCTGGCCGGGTTTGCTTTAGATTTTGAATTCGATGCGCTCATTCAAGCGATTGATGCGCGCAAAATCTAATAATTCTGCGCGTGTGTTTCGGCCGCGTGTGCTGCGAATCAATGTGGCCAGCGAGCGCGCAGCCATGCCGCGCAGATTAGATTCATCAAGATAGCCAATGATTTTGACTAGTTCGCGTGTTTCAGATTTTGTCATTTTGGTCCTTAATTTAGTTTAGTGTTTACCGGTTTTTTACGCCAGTGACGCTATATTAGCATAGCGTATATACACTACACAACATTTATTTTAATGACCTTCAACATTGTAGGGTTTTGGGTTTTTTAGGTCATGCTTTGGCCATGCTGGCGCGTCGATTGACCTAAGCGCAAAACGGCGCAGATACTCACTTGCAATATGCTTTGGGTCATTTGGGTCATGGTTTCCAATTAAGAAAATAAAAGATTTTGATATAAGGGTTAATACCTATAAAACCATGCATTGTAGACAACGCGTCTACCGGCGCCGATTTTTATTCGATGACAAAATGACCCAAATGACCCAAAGCTTTAAAGCTTCGCGCGCGCATGGCCATGACCTTTTAGGTCATTTGGGTCATTAAAAAACTATGACCCAAATGACCCAAGATCTACCGGCATGCATGGCCATGCTTGCAATTTAAAACCATGACCCAAATGACCCAAATGACCCAAGGCCACCGGCCATGCTGGCGCCAGCCATGCGGACCAAATGACCTGGTGCAACATGACCCAAGTGACCCAAAGCCATGCGGCCGCGCAGCACCAGGGCAAAAAAGCAAAAAAGATCCGAGGGGGAGGGGGTAGGGCCGAGCGCAAAGGGCCAGCGAAAACGTACGGGTCGTGAACAATTTTTTTCTTTGCTAAAATTTTTTTTGTTGTAAACTCCCAACTACGTGCAAACAGCATGGAGAACACATGTTCCATTCGATTCCATTTACACCGCGCAAGGTCGAAGCGACAGAGTCGCGCTTGAAAGCGGTATATGACGCGGCCAAGCTGGGCCTCAAAGGCGACGCACTGGCGCTTGCCGCAGGCATGCTGCCTATTGAATACCGGCAACTCACGCAACTTGACCCCGTAGTGGAACTTGCCGCGCAAAAAGGCAAAGCGGATGGCGAGATTGAACTGTCCAAGGTCATGCACGCCGCAGCCCTAGACGGCGACGCCAAGGCAGCGTTAGAAATCCTCAAACATCAACACGGCTGGGTGGCCAAGCAGGCTATCTCGGTTGAAGTGGATCAGCGCATCTCCATCACTGGCGCGCTGGCCGAGGCAACTAAGCGAGCGCTAACTGTAGAAGATGCCGTAATCATAGAGAACACCCAGCATGCAATCGACCATATACAGCGCTGAAGACGAACAGGAACTCATGGCGCGTCTGTGGGCGCCAGCGATCAAGGACAACCCACTGGCGTTTGTAATGTTTGCGTTTCCTTGGGGTCAGCCTGGCACGCCGCTAGAGCATTTCAAAGGCCCACGCAAATGGCAGCGTGAGGTCTTAACTGAGATCGCTGACCACATCAAACAGAACAACGGCCTAGTTGACTTCAATACCTTGAGAAGCGCGGTTAGCTCTGGCCGTGGTATTGGTAAGTCAGCGTTAGTGTCATGGATCACGATTTGGATGCTCACAACGCGCATTGGCTCGACGACCATCATCTCAGCCAACAGTGAGTCTCAGCTACGCTCAGTCACATGGGCCGAGATTACCAAATGGTTGGCCACTGCCATCAACAGCCATTGGTTTGAAGTTAGCGCAACAAGAGTCATGCCAGCCAAGTGGCTCACGGAGTTGGTCGAGCGCGATCTTAAGAAAGGCACGCGCTACTGGGGCGTCGAGGGCAGGCTTTGGTCAGCGGAGAATCCTGACGCCTACGCGGGTGTTCACAACTTCGACGGTGTGCTGGTCGTGTTTGACGAGGCGTCTGGTATTGACGACAGCATCTGGGCGGTGACCTCGGGCTTCTTTACAGAAAACACGCCCAACAGATTCTGGATGGCGTTTAGCAACCCGCGCCGCAACACGGGGTACTTTTACGAGTGTTTCAACAGCAAACGTGAGTTCTGGACTACAAAAGTAGTTGACGCCCGCACGGTTGAAGGGACGGACAAGCAGGTCTATCAGCAGATCATCGACGAGTACGGCCCCGAATCCAGCCAAGCGCACGTCGAGGTCTATGGCCAGTTCCCGTCCGAAGGCGACGATCAGTTCATATCGGTCAGTTTGGTAGACGACGCGATGAAACGGCCTAAGTACCAAGACCAAAGTGCCCCAATTGTGATCGGCGTAGACCCCGCCCGCTTTGGCGCGGATGCAACAGTCATCGCTGTGCGGCAGGGGCGGGACATTATCTCTATCCAGCGCCATCGGGGCGACGACACCATGACCGTGGTTGGCCATGTGATCGAAGCGATTGAAGAATACAAGCCTACTTTAGTTGTGATTGACGAAGGCGGCCTTGGGGCTGGCATTGTTGACCGTTTGAAAGAGCAAAGGTACAAAGTCAAAGGTGTCAACTTTGGCAATAAATCGACAAATCCGGTCATGTATGGCAACAAAAGGGCCGAAATGTGGGGCAAAATGAAGGATTGGCTGAAAACTGCTTCAATCCCGCTTGACAGGTTTCTTAAAACTGATTTAATTTCGCCTATGATGAAGCCCGACTCCAAGGGTACTATTTTCTTGGAGTCGAAAAAAGACATGAAGGCGCGCGGTTTGGCGTCACCAGACGCGGCTGACGCGATCTGCGTGACTTTTGCCTTTGCCGTGGCCCACCGTGAGGCGCGTGAATCCACGCAGCGCCGCACGTACAGTGACAGAGGCGTGGTTGCAACATCTTGGATGGGGTCGTAATGGCTAAAAAAGGCGTATCTCTAAGCGTAGGACGCGGCGAAAAATTGCCCACCAGCAAAGGCGCTGGCCTCACAGCCAAAGGGCGTGAGAAGTACAACGCCGCGACTGGTAGCAACTTAAAAGCGCCAGCACCCAACCCCAAGACCAAGGCAGACCAAGGCCGCAAGGATTCATTTTGTGCAAGGATGGGCGCAGTAGCGGCCAACGCCAAGGATGGCGAACGCGCTAAAGCGGCTCTTAAACGATGGAAGTGTTGATATGGCTACCAAACCCGGACTCTATGCAAATATTGCAGCCAAACGTGAGCGCATAGCCGCTGGCAGCAAAGAGAAAATGCGCCAGCCAGGCGACAAAGGCGCACCGACCGCCAAGGCGTTCAAAGAATCTGCTAAAACTGCTAAGAAGAAATAATCATGGCAAACACCAAACCAATCGGCGTTGCGTACGAAGACCAAAACATCATTGGTGCTGACATTGTTCAAGCTACTGACATTGTTACCACTGGCACAATTGGCTACTCTGGCGCTGCTTTTGGCACCGTAACCCAAACCAACAACAAAACCACTGGTGTGACACTCAACACGCCGTCTGGCCAGATTACCACGGCCAACGCGCAGATGGCGCCTAGCGCCAACGCGGTGTTTGTGGTGACTTGCTCTGCTTGTAGCATCAAAGATGTGGTGGTAATCAGCGTAGCATCTGGCGGCACTTTGGGTGCGTACAATGCGTTCATTGCGGCGGTTGCAGATGGCTCATTCACGGTAGAACTCAAGAATGTGACCAACAACGCTTACTCTGAAGCGATTAAATTAAACTACGCTATTCTTCACACGGAGACTTAAATGCCACTAGTTAAATCTAAATCACCCGAAGCCTTCCGCAAGAACGTCAAAGCTGAAGTCAAAGCTGGCAAGCCAGTCAAGCAAGCCGTGGCAATTGCTTATAGTGTCAAGCGCGAAGCCGAAAAGAAGAAAAAATGAAAGCACTCCAAGATTGCGTCATCATTGAGCGAGATGTTGAAAAGCATCCCTTGTTTGTATTGCCTCTGAACTCACAAACTGAAACCGGCATTGCAGTAGCCGTCGGCGCAAAATGTTTAGACATCAAGGTTGGAGATCACGTATACTTTGGTGTAGGGCAAGAATTTAAACAAGACG